ATCGATGTTATCTATGAAAATTTAGCAGAGTTGCATACATGCCAAAGTGAATACCAGCCTACAAATTTTTATATGGAAAGGGGGTTAGAATTAGAAGAATACGCTATTTTAAACTATGAAAGTATATTAGGTCATATAGTTGATAAAGTTGGATTTATTGAATCTAAATGTGGCATGTTTGGTGTATCGCCTGACGGATTAGTCGGAAATGATGGTATGATTGAGATCAAGTGTCTAATGCAAAAAAAGCACATGGCTTTATTACTTGGGGAATATAAAGAAATAGAAACTTATATGCCACAAATTCAATTTCAATTATTTATATCTAAAAGGAAATGGGTTGATTTTATATCTTTTAATCCTGATTTTATAGATAAAAATAAAAGTATATTTATAAAAAGGATTTTTATTGATGAGGAATATCATAAGTTAATTTCAAAAGCTATAGAGCAATACAAAGAAAAGTTTATCGAATTAAGTAATTTATTGGGAAAAAATAATATATTCTAAAAAAAGGATAAAAAAATGAAATTAAGTGAATTTTTAAAAGAAGTTGGCGGTTTAGAAGCTGATATTCCTATTCATTATGAAGGTAAAGAAGCATTAGAAGCTGTCAAACAAGATTGGCATGCTTTAAGGCATGTTAAAGATCAAACAGATGAAATTTGTTTAGAAGCTGTTAAACAAAATGTACATGCTTTAATGTATGTTAAAGATCAAACAGATGAAATTTGTTTAGAAGCTGTTAAGCAAAATGGACATGCTTTGGCATATGTAGACATATCAATTTTTTAAGATGAGGATGACGATATTATAATTTTAAACGGCGTTAAATATAAAAAAATAGAGGAGTAAGAAAATGAATCAAGTACAATTAATTGGGAATTTAACAAAAGATGTTGAATGTAAAGCGGTGAGTACAGGAGATTTAGTAGCTAGATTTTCGCTAGCTGTAAATAGGGGGAAAGATCATGTTGATTTTATCAACTGTGAAGCGTGGGGAAAGTTAGCGGATAATATTAATCAATTTTGTAAAAAGGGTTCAAAAATAGCGGTTACAGGTGCCATTAGAGTAGATAGTTATGAAAAAGACGGAGAAAAAAGAACATACTATAAAGTTAATTGTTTTTCTGTTGAGTTTTTAAGCAAAAAAGAATTAAAAGAAGATAAAATTTCATCGGATTTTTAATTTATGGGCGGACAAGGGGGTGAACCGCCCACATAAATAATTTAACATAACTATAGAAAAAATAAAACAAAAGGGTAGCAATGAAAGTAAATAATGAAAATGAATCAATTTTATACGAAGCTTTGAAAATAACGAATGCAAGGGTTTCGACATATGGAGATCCGATCGAAAATTTAAGTACTATAGCTAGCTTATGGAACCAGTATATAAAATCAAAATCAAAAACAAAATTAAAATATGAAAATGATTTATGTATTATTACTAGCAAAGATGTTTCTATGATGATGATTTTATTGAAAGTAGCACGAGAATTAAACTCAACTAATAAAGATAATTTAATAGATATAGCTGGGTACTGCCGTTTATCTTCTGTAATAGAAGGGTTTGAAAATATATAATGTCAAATAATAAAATATTTAAATATGGGTATAATTACAGTAAAAATAACAAGAAAATATCAGAGTTTCATAGTAATGTTTTTTCAGAGACAAAATGTAGTATTTATTCAATTAAAAAAATAAACTTCATCAATTTTCTTAAATTAAAAATAAATAATTTTCTTAAATAACTATGCTATATTTTTTATTATGAAGCCTTCTAATCATGTTTCAATCCATGAATTTAAAAAAATAAAATCAAAACAACAGGATTTATCTAACCTTTTTTACGCTGAAATTAATCGTCATAAAAAAAATCTTTTATTTGGAATTGAGCGTGAATTTAGATTCCATAAAAAAAGAGGGTGGCGCTTTGATTTAGCTTGGCCTGATTACAATGTGGCTGTTGAAATTGACGGTGGCCAATTTAAAAAATTTGGTGGACGGCATGCAAGAGACTCGGATAGAGAAAAAATAAATAATGCTGTGATTTTGGGTTGGTCAGTGCTTAGATTCTCAGGTGAGATGATAAAAAAAGACCCTGTTTTGTGTATAGATCAACTAAATACTTTAATTGAAGATAAAAAATTAATGTAGGTATGCTTAGATAGGTTTAGTATAAGTACAAAATAGGTATGGTATTAAACTTATTTTAATGAGTTGATATACCATTGGTCAAATACATAAAAATGATTGACAATAAATCATTACTATATTAAATTATATGTAAATTAAAACAAGGGAGAGGTAAAAAATGATACCAAGAATTTACAATAATGGGGAACCGTTTTTAACAGGAATAGATTACAGTAAGCATAATAAAAGTCATAATTTGACACCAAAAATAAAAAAAACTAATCACTATAGTATGAATAATTTTAGTGCAAACCCTCTGATACTATCACGACAGCATAAAGAAGCTATAAAGACAATTGTTTTATGTTTGTTACTTGGGATTGCTTTTACATCAGGGTTTATAATCGGTAAAAAATGGAGTTAACGTATATGTGTAATTATAAATTTATAAAAAGAAACGAGTTAGCTAAGTTATTAAATATCAATAGTATGACATTATGGAAATTGATCAAAAGAGATAACGACTTCCCAGTAAATTACATTCAGAATAGAATGCTTTTTAATAAAAATAAAGTGTTGAATTATTTGTCAAATAAATATATTGAGGAAGATTTTTCAAGAATAACGGAATTAATTGACATAAAAGAATCTGCCAAGATGCTTAGGGTAAGCCCTACAATTATGCGAAAATTAGCAAAAGAAGATGTTGATATTCAGTATTTTAGAGTAGGTCGGTTATATAGGTTTTCTAAAGACAGTTTAATTAAATATATTAATAACAAAACGCATAGGAGCGGATTAAAATGGACAGCTTAGACAAAATTTTTGAAGGACAAAAAGAATTAAATAAAAAATTAGTGCCTTGGATTGAAGAAGATTTAAAAACAATAGAGGGGAAAATTGATTGGATATTTAAGTTTAAACTTGCAATGGATCAAGAAATAGCGGAGATGTCAGATTGTTTACCTTGGAAGTGGTGGTCGAAAAACAAGCCAATCGATTACCAAAATTTAAAAGTTGAATTAGTTGATATTTTGTTTTTTTGGACATCTATCTGTTTATCGGCTGGATTTTCAGCAAAAGAAATGAGAGAAGCTTACTTTAAAAAGTTAATATTAAATCATAAAAGAGCTGATAATGGGTATAAAAATGGCACTTATAGTAAATACGATGAAAACGGAATAGAAGATAATAGGATTATTTAAAACATATTTTTTGGTAGTAAATAAATATAATAATACTTTAAATTGATTAGTTAATGAGTTGAAAGATGTTAAATATTAAACTAATACAAGGTGATTGTTTAGACGCTATGGATAAACTTATAGAGGATGGTGTTAAAGTCGATCTTATAGTTACTGATCCCCCATATGATATTAAAAATACTAATGCAGGAGATAAGTCTAAATTATCTAAGTCTATTCAAAGGATGAATGATGAGATCAGAAATGCAGGCATTACTAAAGGTTTTGACTACATAACTACTCTTGATAAAATGGTTCAGCTTCAGCATAAAATAAATATGTATATATGGTGTAATAAAGCTCAGTTACCTCTTTACCTAGATTATTTTGTCACTCAGAAAAAATGCAGTTTTGATTTAATTAAATGGGTAAAGACTAACGCTGTTCCTACTTTTTCAAATAAATATTTGTCTGATACTGAGTATTGTATATATGTTAGAAAAGGGGGTAAATGTATGCCTGAAAGTTATGAAGACGGAAGTACGCTTTATCAAGCACCGATTAATGTAAAAGATAAAAAGTTATATGGTCATCCAACTATTAAACCATTAGATATTATTGAAAAATTGGTAAGAAATAGCTCAGATGAAAATGGAATAGTTCTAGATCCATTCATGGGTAGTGGCACAACATGCGTCGCTTGCAAGAAACTCAACAGGAACTTTATAGGGATCGAGCTTGACCCGTGGTATTTCAAGATTGCAGAGAAACGAATAAATAAAAATCAAGTCACAGATTTTCAAACCACCATATTTGACCTAATATAAGTGATCGGATAAATTTTTAAAAATTGTTTATGATATAAGTAATTATAAATAATTACACTTGACAATGAATAAATAACGATATATATTATATACATAAAAACAAGGGGTAAAAATGATTATTCAAATAATAGAAATTCTAATTCTAATAACTCCATTAATTTTAATTATAAGTTTATTCGACAGCATAAAAGATGAATTGAAAAATAAAAATATTTGATAGTGC